TCAGCCTCTTCCCATTCCCATATAGCTCGGCTGCCAGTATTTGCGGATGCCTTCGCCGATCTCTTGCGCTCCTCCACTACGCAGCCAATCGCGCACGCTGCTCGCGTCCCACGCCTGGACTACAACTGTCACCTGGCCGCCTCCGCTTGCGCTCCGAACGGGAGCCCCAGAGTTCGCGGCAGCGTTCATCGCCAACAGATTGCTAGCTCCGTACATGCGCGTTGCGGCCCGACCCATCACAACTTCGCCGTCGTCCAGGACCGCAAGTCCCTGCCCCCCTGCACCAATTCGGAACTGGCCGCCGCTCGCGAATTGAGGCAGGCCGAAGTTGATCGATGAGCGCCGGTTACGCTCGGTGTTGTATCCGCCGATCGTAGTTTCTGCCTGCTGGACGGCGGGAACGACATACTTGTTCCATTCATCGACTGTCGCGTCATGCCCGAATTGGGACAGCATCTGGTTGTAGCTGTCAGTCTTCAGTTTCTCCAAGTCGTTGATGGCGGTTCCATAATCCGTCTGAAATCCCTGATAGTTGGCAACCTCCGCGTTGATCGCGGGAATCACGTTCGCTTGAATCCACTTGTCTGCCTGGTCGTGCTTCGACGGCCCGTGCCCGAATATCCCGCCAAAAAGTCCTGCAAGACCGCCGATGATGCCGCCGATCAGCGCCCCAATTGGACCTCCAGCAAGCAGGCCCACGAGAGCGCCAGATCCAGCTCCCGACAATCCTCCGGCAGTGGGACTGCCAGTGGCTGATCCAACTCCAAATCCGATCAGCCCGCCTGCCAGAGGACCGAGCAAGCCAGCGAATGGGGCGACGGCGGCCGTAGCAGCAGCGTTTGGGCCATACAGCGCAGCCAGGCCGAGAGCGCCAACGAGCGCTCCTCCAGCGATCGCACTGCCTCCGCCTTTCGCGCCCAGCATCAGCGAGCCGAGGATTCCGAGCGGAGCAAGCTTGCTTAGACTGCCGAATGAGCCAAGCGCAGCCAGCGCGCCGATCTGCTTTATCGTCGATTGCTGGGCAGCAACCGTTCCCGTTCCGGCCCCGGCAGAGAGAGTGCCGCTCGCGATCGCGGCACCTCCGACCAGGTCCGTGGTCGTCATGCCGGCATCCAGAAAACTCGAAAACGGAGGAGTCGTTCCAGGAGTAACTCCAGGGATGATCGTGCCTGCTCCGGTTACGACGCTGCCGCCCAGTGAGCTGCCGCCGATTCCCAACACGGAACCGAGCAAAGCGCCGAGCAACCCGCCTCCAGATCCGCTGCCGGCAGATATTTTTTGCATTCCGGTGAGCGTCACGATCCACTGTCCGAGGATGTTCGCGAAGAGCCGCTGGAAGCCGTTGAGGATGGCTTGCCCGATTTTCCCGCTGGTGATGTCGTGAAAGATCGCCATCAACTGCGAGCCATATTGTTGCGCGAGCTGCTGGGCCTTCTGATATTGCTGCTGATCGATCTCCGAGAGCTTCGCAGCAGTAGCTTCATGGACGAGCTGAACCTGATATTCGTAATCGGAGTCGAGCGAGTTCAGCTTTGCGATCTTGTCCTGCTCGGCCTGGATGACTTTGTCGCGTTCGGACAGCGTGGCCGCAGTCGCCTCGCGCTCTAATCCGGTAATCAGATCTTCGTGCTGTTTGTATGCAGCAGCCTCTTTATCGAACGCCGCCTGCTGCTGTTTAGATCGCTCGTCGTTCTGCCTCTGGATTTCTGCGTCGAGGTCCTTCGCAAGCTTATCTTGCAGAGCTGACCGCATCGCAGCCGTGAGCGTTCCAAAGCGGGAACGAAGCTCTTGCTCTTCCTCGCGTTCCTTCTCGATGATCAGGTCGAGTCCTTTCAGCCCCGCTTGCGTGGCTTCATTGCGCAGTCTGATCGTCTCGTCGCGTATCTCCCGTTGCTTTTGTTTCTCCTCTTCCGCTTCCTGGTCTCTCTCCTGTTGAGCTTTGATTCCCAGATCGGTAACTACGATCGCGTTGTTTTGATATTCGATCCGGAGAGCCGCGAGCTCGTTCTGCGCGTCCTGCATGTCCTTTTTGAAGGCAGCGCCCGCGGCGTAAAACGGGTTATCGGCGGCAGCAGCTCCCAGCTTGTCGATCTCTTGTTGCTGCTGCTCGATCTGTCTTGCGAGCTTTTGCCTGTTGTCCAGCTCATGATTCAGGTCCTCGATCGCGATCTGCGATGCCGTGTGTGTACGCTGGCGAATGTCCTCCTGCGCCTTCGCCGCAGCCTGGCTCGACTGCAGCAAGCGATTATTCATCGCGACCTGTTGTTCCTGCGACTTCTTCATCTCGTCGGTGAAGATGAAGAGATCAGTGGTCAGCTCGACGACTTTGTTTGCGACCTCGGTGAAGTAGCTGATCAGGACGCCAGCGCCTGCAAACCCGACCGCCACTCCAGTCAGGGCGGCGATCGCGTGTTCCGCCGCTTCACTTTTCAGGACGAATGTGGCCAGGGCCTTTGGGACTTCGATTCCCAAATCCCTCTCGATCAGCTTCAGCCCTGCGTGGAGTTCGGCGTGAGACGCATTCATCGCATCGAGGGCTTTCGCATGGCCCGCGCTGGCATCCTGCGCCGACTGCTTAATTCGACTGAACGATTGCGTGACCTGTCCTTCGAACGCCTTGATGCCCTGAACAGCGCCGTTGTCGTCAACCGTGACTTCGATTTGGACGGTCGTAGCCATCTTCTTCTAGCTGAACTCCACACCGCAGTCCGCGCAGTTCAGTGCGGACCTGTCGTTCATTGCGCCGCATTTCCCGCAACGAGGATGACGTGCAAGAAACTGATCGCGCGCCTCACGCACGATCCTGATGCCTTCCACTTCTGTCGCCGTCAAGTTCCGAAATGAGACAACCTCATGCACGTCCGAAAGCCACAAGAGGTAATCGATCCATGTGTAGTAGCCTTCGGCCAGTGTCCGCTTCGGCAGCCGGCGCTCGATGTATGCTGCGCGGTCCTGCGCTCGCCCCAGGCGAAGCGTGCGTTCCGCACCCTGCAGCGCCCATCCTTCTTCGAGGGACTCCCGCGCGGCAATCCGCAGGTGGGCGTAATCGCTCTCGACGTACATTCATTCGCTCTGCGCGGCCTGGTCAATCTCGGCGTCATCTCCGCCGCTGAACAGAGCCTGCGCCGCAGCAACTTTGTGCTGAGTGTCCATCTGCTGCCGAATCGTCTGCACCTGGTCCGTGAGCGCGCTGCCGCCAAAGCTGTAACCGTCAACACTGGCAATGAGCTGATCGTAGAACTCGGCGAGTATCTCCTGGCGGCCAGGCCAGATCGTCTTTCCCGATCTGGAACCTCCAACCACGCGCGCCCGCGAGCTCTCGCGATTGAACCTGCGAAGCTGATCGATCGAGGGATGGTTGAAGCGATGGACAAGCCCTCTAAACTCCGCCATCGCACCGCTCTCGTCTGCTGACCATTTCGCAGCCAGCACGACTTCGGTCAGGTCAGCGATCACTGAGACATCTTTTTCGGCTGCGGCAGAGTCATCGACGCTCACGTCGGTGAGAACGAGACCGGCGGCGATCTTGTGCCCGATCGGGAGCTTCGTCTTCCACTCCTTCAGTTGGCTGACCGACACGCCGCCTGGTCCGGTGTAGCCTTCCGCGCTCTCCAGCGTTTCCTCGACCAGGACCTGCAGCGCAGTGCGGTAATCGAAGATGCGGACCTGCTCGCCATTTACGACTTCAGTCTGGTTGGCGATGCCGCTGTAGTAGCGCTTCCAGTCACGATCGGTGATACGACGAAAGCGATAGACGAAGCGTTTGTCTTTTTGCTTGATCGCAACAACGCGTGGCTGGTCAAGGGGTAGAGTGACGTTCATTCGTTGCTCCTTCAGAGGATGTCGGTGTTTTTTACTTCACGTTCCGAGCTTGAAGGAGCTCGTCTTGCCTGAGGTCCGCGAAGGCTGCGGACATCGATGCCGTCGAAGATGACGGCCTGTAAAACATATTTACCCGCCAGTCCGAGAAATCTCTCGCCGTCCTAGACGAGCTTCCCGGTTTGGACTAGCTGCCGCTGGCGGTGCCCGGCAACCTCTGTATTACGCCGCGACCAGATAGCTCGCCTGGCTGTTCACGACGGTGGCAGTCACCAGAGCGCTCGCGCCCTGGAGGATGTTGTTCTCGTCGGAGGTGAGCGTATAGACGACGCGCTCGGCATCGGCCGAGGGCTGCACCTGGTTGAAGTACAGATTTGGTAAATCCAGCGTGCATTGAGCCGCAGCGCCTGAGTTGATGATGATCTTCACTTCCTGGTTCGTTTGGTTCTCCCAGAGAGTGTTCACATCATCAGCATTCGTTGCTGCTATCACGATCGACAGAGAAGCTCGCTGCATTCCCACGCGATTGAAATACCCGTACAGTCCGCCGCCTGGCGCGCGATGTACGACTGTTCCGGTGGTCAACTTAATCTGACCGCTCAGCGCACGTCCCTTCCACGAGACCGGCGCGCCCACAGGTCCGATCTGCGTATCCACGTCGGAGCCGAGCAGGTAGGTGTTCACCGGCAATGCCGGCAGCGCTGCCATCGCGCCGTCTGTGAACTTTCCGGTGCCGACGAACGCGATCGCGATCCGCACCGGACCCTTGTCGGTCCAGGAGATTGTCAGTTCCGTGGCGCTCATGTCCTGCAGCTTGCGCTTCACCGCAGCGTCGGTCTCTACATAAATGCAGGTCGCGACAGCCTGGTTCGTGGTCAGATCGAAGTTGAACGTGTGCGTGTACGGTCCGGCTCCCGTGACAACATCCTTGCCGAAGATCATCGCCAGCGCCCAGCCGATCAGGAAGTCCGTCGCCTCCTGGTTGAAGCTGAAGGTCAGATCGCGCGAGATCAACTGCCGCTCGCTCGCGAACGGATGCCCTTTGCCCGCAAGGTTCAAATCGGAACGGATGCCGTCGTTGAAGGTGGCGAACGCGCTCGGATCGAAGCGCACGCGATGGAGGAGATTGGCATCGGCCATCACTTCGCCGTAGGTGAGCTGCTTGTTCGGGCTCACCACAAGATTGCGGATACTAAGTTTCTGCGACTCGAAGGGTGCGCCCGGCATTAAGCCTCCTTAGCTGCGACTGCGGAATCATCGACGAGCTCGAAGATCGGCTCGCCATTGAACGTCTCCTGCGAGAGGAAGGCGCGCCACTCGTACGCGCGAGTCACTTCCTGGACCTCGCCGGCTTTGAAAGTGAAATGTGACCGCGCGTTTGCGATCGTCAGCGGTCCGCCGTCTGCTAGCTTCTCGCCTGCGGCGCTCAGTCTCACTTTGACAAAATCTTTTCTATCCTTCTCGGCCATTCGGCCTCCTCAGTTGATCGGGTAGTCCTTGACGACCATCGTCAGCTCAACGTAGTGACACAACAAATCGGAAAACTGCGCGTGCGCAAACGTGCGTACCTTCATGCGATCGCACCAAAACACCTTGCGATTTCCCTGAGCATCTTCCAAGTGACGCTTGGCAAAAAACGCGGTGCGAATTGCCTCCACTTCCGTCTGCATCAGAATCTCTGTGGGACTCGGCTGGGCCTGGTCCTGCACGCCCATGTACCCACGAATCACGATCATGTGGAGATCCATCGCCGCACCCACGTCGTTCTCTCGAGTGTCGGTACTCTCGCGAGTGATGGTGTAGCCGTGAACCCTGCCCGCAGCCGCGTCGAAGAACAGTTTCAGAAACGCCGCATCGTCAGCGGCAACGCGAATGAACGGATGAACGTTTTGCCCGACACCTGCAACGCTCTGCAAAATCGCCTGGCACTGCGGGATGATGACTGCTTCCAAATCAACGGGCATCAGGCAGCTCCCTTGTAGCCGGCAGCGGCGAACGATTCAGCGAGTGAACGTTCCATAATGGAAGCGGCTTCTCCGCTGAGCTGTTCGAGCGCCCGCTGGAACATGAACTGTCCTTTGGTTCCTCTTTGGGAAATCCGTTTTGCAATCGCGAACGCGATCGACAATGCCTCCTTATCGCCAACCTTGAATTTCAACTTCACCCACGGCACGAGAGCCTGCGGCGGCGGGAAGTGTGGAGCTGTACCTGTCTCGACGGGCGCTGCGTAAACATCTGCAGGCGGATGGGCAGCGATGACGACTCGGTTTACGTTGTCTCCTTGAATGATGTCGCCGTGGATTGAATTCACGAGCTGGCCGCTCGCAACTGCAGCAGGCCGTCCGTTGTAGGGAGTCTTGATGTTGTTCTGCACGAGCACCGAGCCGCGAATTCCCACTGCTTCCAGTCCGCGCAGGATTCCCGCGTGCGCCGCGCTCTGCAACTCGGGCGCGACCTTCTCGACTCCGTGGAGTTTGACCTGAAAGCTCATCTCGTGTATTTGCTGTGAATCAGCCGATCCACTCCCGCTCCAAGCTGCTCGCTCATGTTCCCCATCGCGATCGCCGGACCTTGCTCGTTGCCTCCGCCTTCATCAACTCCCAGCGCGTTGAAGTATCTCTGCCGCAGAGCCTTCGCCATCGTCAGGTATTCCTGGCTCTTGGTGCGATAGTTAACGACGTCCGCATTGATTGTGTTGTCGCGCGTCTGCGCGTAGCGAGCCGCGAGAGCCTCAGCGCAGAGTGACGAAGCGAAATCGCACACCGCCTCGAAGTCCTGATTTGGAACGCTCGATCCATCGTCTGCGTGACGCGCGGTCCATGTCACACGAACGAGCTCGTTGTTCGCCGGGCTGGTTGCCAGAAGCAATAGCTTCATCCCGGTGGGCGTCTGGTAGTACTGCCAATCCGAATCCAGGAAGTAGCTCGGCGGCACGACGCCGATCGGATACTCCAGCGTCTTCACCGCCGAGAAGCCTACCTCGAACACTGGAACCGCAGGAGCATTCTGCTGCTGTGCCAGAACGGGAAGCGGCAGAAGCGTCGATCCGTCTGCCGCGACATCCGTGACGATGACCTGCGCGCGATCCTGCGAGTATCGCTGGCGCACCGCCTGCGTCACGAATGCATCGAAATCGGCATCCGTCAGGAGTCCCGCGTTGTCCTGGACCTTGCGCTTTACGTTTGCGCGAAAGTCCTCTGGCTTAAAAGACATACTTCCCTATTTGGTAAAACTGTGTTGTATTCAGCAGGAGCGCCGGACTGGCCGCACGCTCCCGCCTTACTCCTGCAACCAACGCCGTCCTCCGATAGCGCAGTTGCAGAAAGCCTTAGTTATCGATCGCAGCACACAGCAGCGTGATCGCGCCGTCCGTTCCTGCGGTCGCGGCGCAGATCGACGTCACATCGACCGTGATCGTGTCGCCTGGCTCGCACTGGACGCCGACAGGTTCGCCTCCAGTCAATAGCGAGGAGACTGACGGCTTTGCTGTGACGGAGGTTTGTGCTGCGGCGAGCTGCAGATCTGTCGCAGCGCCGATCGCGTTGCCGTTCTTTTTCACCGTGACCGCAGTATTACCCGCACCGGTGGGAGCAATGCCGAGCGCGAACTCAGTGTTTACGATCCGCAGTCGCTGCATCACCTTGAACGTTGCGCGGCCATTGACCACTGCCAGAACTCCACTGATGAAGAGCTGGACCTTGAACCAGCGAATTGGCATCCATGTCGGTTGCATTTATCGAAAGCTCCTGGCTGCTAGCGACTCGTGCTGATCGGCTGCCGGGCTCGCTAGCAGCGAGAGCCGGCAGCCAGCAGCGTCGAGCTAATTGTTCTGGACGAAGGGACGGAAGTCGATCGGTTTGCCGCCGAAGACGAACTTCGACTTGTACACAATCTGGTCGTTCGTGAACTTCAGTCCCACTGTGGGATCGCTCGCGAGGAACAACTGCGGTTCCTGGATGCCGTCCAGATAGCCGATCTCCAGCCCGGGAGCTTCGGACGGATAGCAGCCAACCCACCAACGCGTCGTGGACGAGAGCAACTCATTCACGATCATGTTCTCCGGAGCCTGGTGATTCGTGCCGAAGCGCTCATACCAATTGTTGGTTCCGGTGGGGTTATTGTTGATCTGCATCGCCGTTGCCTTGAGCTGCAGCGGAACCATCAGCCACTGCACCGGGAAGTTCAGCGGCTTGCCGCTGTCCTTTTCCGTCTGGCTCATCACCAGCAATTCAGCGGCGTCCAGGTTGGCGGAGCTGAGCGGGTTGACGGTGAGGTTGTTGTGTCCCGCGACGAACAGCGCGAGCGAATCCGGATCGTACGTCGGATTGGTCGCGAAGAAGTTCGTCACGAACTGCTTCAGCGTGCGCCGCGCAGCGCGGGCCAGGCGCGATGGGAAAGCCGCGATCTTGCCGAGGTCATCGTTTTTGATGGTCTCGTCGGAGATCGTGATCAAGCCGCCGCGCTTCTGCACGACGTAGCTGATCTTTTCGTCCGTGGGATAGGTGAGTTCCGTGTACGTCGCGTTTTCCGCCACGACCGGAATGTCACCGAGGTAACCCATGCGGACGCGATCGTTCGACTTGTAGTCGGCGATGTTCGCGGGCACGATCAGTCGCTCCAGGCCGCCCATTCCCACTTCCTGGTAATCCTGGATGAGCCGCTTGGTCATCGAGTTGAGCAGGATGTTGGGGAAGTTTGAGGTTGCGATCGCTTCCGTCACTCGCGAGAAACCGCCATCCTGGAAGGTGCAATCGAAATCGCCGGTGCAGACGATGTACCCTTCCTTGATTCCGCGCAGCGGCTTCACGCCCGACTCGCGGCATTGCTTGATGGCTTCTTTCACGCCGAAGAGCGCGTCCATCGCCATCTGCACTTTATCGACGCTTTCAAGAGCGACTCGCGCTCCCCCGGCGTTTACGCGGCCAATGGTGCTGTACGCGGCAAAGGCTTCGCGAGTGCGCTTGATCTCGGCATCGACTGCAGCTTCATCCACGAGCTGGTCCTTCAGGTGCTCGCGCACCAGGGCGATTGCGGGCTGCGGCAGCTTCGAATCGGCGAGCTTGCGCTCGATCAGATTCTTTGCCTCGATCTTCTTCAACTCAGTCTGCGCTTCCTTGATCTGGGCCAGAATCGCCTGCGCTTCCTTTACGTCCTCTCCGTTCTTGTGATCGACCGAGGCAGCAACCGCTTCGGAGACCTTCACCAGGAATTCCGCCTGCTGCTCTTCTTTAAGCCCATTGAATTCGGTCGTCAGCTCGTCGGCGCGGCCAGCATTGCGAGTCCGCAGCTTTTCGAGCAACTTCATGATTTGTGGCTTCACGATGTGTGCTCCTTTTCGGCCAGCGTCATTCGAGCTGCCGTTGTTAGTGGTTGTGGGTTTGATGGCGCGTTTCTGCATCTCGTCGATCTCAGCCATCGAGCTCACCGAAGACGCAGCCACGCGCATCGAATTAAGGAATTTGCCTCCCGCTCCCGCTTCCGTAACGAGATCGATCGAGACCAGCTTTGCCAGCTTTCCCGAAATGAGAGCGGACTTGCCCTGAACTTTTCCCGGTTTGAACTCCGCGTATCCGAGTACACTGAGTCCGAAGAGATCGTTCTTTCCTGACTCCTTCATGGCCAGCAGCTTGTCGCGCAGCGCGGTCTCACTCTTGAGCAGGTGCAGCTTGGCGTGCGCGGCGCTTCCGACGACGCGCCCTTCGCTGAAGTAGCCGGCGATCCGCGCAGGATCGTCTTCCTGTTCCAGCGGTCCAGGATGCTTCCGCCCGAAGCGCGCGCCGTTCGCCGCTTCCGCGAACTGGCGGACGGTGTCGGCCGAGTAGTAGTGCGGAACGGCTTGGCCGCCGACTTCACCACCCGCGAATCCTTCCTGGATGATCTGCACCGGCCAGGTGTAGCCGTCGTCTTCGACGGAGCCTTCGCATATGAACCGCGCCGATTCCGAAACGGGAACGTAGGCGACTGTAACCGGTTGGGGCTCTTCGACGATCATCTTGCCGTTTTCAGAGCTGTAGCCGAAGCGATAAAGCTCGCCATCCTTCTCTGCGATGACGTAAGAAGGAAAGGCTTCACACACTTCGTAGAGTTCGCCGGTGAGAGCCTCCAGCACGTTTTGCCAGTTCGTGCTCTCGTGAACTGCATACTCCTTCTCGAACCCGCTGGCGTCGATGCCGTGCTTCTTGGCAGCGGCCACGAGCTTGCGCGCGACCTTCGCTTTGTCTGCAGCCGGAATCTGCGCCTGGTTGAATCGCGCCAGGGCATCGCGAACGTGAGCCTCGTCCGGAATCGGGAGATGCCAGGTGCTCGGATCGTCTGGGTTGCCGACGTATGCGAACACGCTGGCCGGATATTCTTTTCCGCCGACTGATTTTGTCTTCGTCATCGTGCTCCTCATCGCCTCGCCGGACCGGAAGTTACTCCGATTCGGCGAGACGACTTCTCGTCATAGGAACTTCGACATATCTACGCTGCGGCCGAGCCGCCCTTGCCCTCGTCCTTGCCTTTGCTCTCTTTCGAGGCCTTGGCTTCCGGTTTCGGGAAGAAGTGCTCTTTGCCGTCCGTGGTGTACACCCGGAGATACGCGCCACTCTTGCGGCCCTTCGCGGCTTTCACCTCGTCCTTCGCGTGCTTGGGAAGACTGTCGTAATTGACTTCTTCCTTCAGCATGAGCTGCCAGTCCGGGATCGCGGCTGCATCCTCGTACGACTTCGGCGTCTTCACGCGAATGAGACGGTTCGCTTCCCGCAGCGCCGCGGCCTTGCGAGTGGAATCGTCGCCCTGGTCGTCATCGCCTGAAGCGCCATAGGTCTCTGCATAGACCTTCTTCCACTTCTCAACGATTTCGTCGGGGATCTCCGCGAGCGCTCCTGCGTGCTCCGGAGGATTCGGGACTTCTAATTTCTGTTTTTCTTCAGCCATCTGTTTTGCTGCCTCCTTTAAGCAGCGCTCACTGATATGCCCAGCGAGTCAAGCAAGCTTCTGTGCGCGTCAGTTGCCATCAGCTTGTCCGGCGCGATGTAGGGGCGCGAGAGGCAGTGGCAATTGATGGTGTTTTCCGGAGATCCGTTTGGATCGCGCGGATACATCAAGTCCTCGCCTTCGACGTTGAACGGCTTGTCCACATCCACGACCTGACCGTCGGCGATGATGTGTCCCACTCTGGGAACACGCGCCGCAGGTATGTGCAGCCACTCCTTCTGCAGATCGGGATGGCGCTCCGCCAGGTCTTCCATTCGCGATTGAGTCGCGATCGACTGCACGCGCAGGATTTCGTTGTTCGCAATCGTGATCGCGCGGCCCGCAGTCGGTGAGTCTTTGCCTAGCGCAAGCGATACCTGCCGGATGATGTCGCTCATCCCCTGCCCGCCGAGAAAAGCTCGCGAGATCGCGGAGTTGACTTTGGCGGATGCGTCGGCTGAGAGACCGGTGATCAGATCGGCGGTGTAGCCTTGCGCGATCGAAAGCGTGGATGCCGACACCTGGCCAAGACTCGCATCGCCAATTCCCGATGCGGCCAGTGGCTCATCAACGCTCTGCACGCCGATCACTGCGGCTGCGGCCTGGAGCTGATTCACCTTCTCGGTTGCCTGCGCACGAAACTGAGCCAGGGCGCGATCAATCGACACCTTCAGCGCGGTTCGTTGCGCCGCGGTGAAGCTGTTGGGATCGAGGGTCGCGACTTCGGCGATGATCTTCTTCTTCGCCTCTTCCAGCAGATCCACGATCTCCTGGCGCGCCTTCGGCGGAAGAGCACGCGAACGCTTCCTCAGCTCGTCGAGTTTGGCTGCGAATTGTTGCTGGCGTGCGCTCAATTCACCCTCAACCCTGGCTCGCCTTCGCTGCCGGTAGCTGCTGCATTCGCCTCCGGTGTGCGCGGCTGATTTTTGTTCAGCTTCTTCGCCTGATCAAGCGCGTCGGCGAGTTGACCTTGATCGGCCATGTCGTTGATCGCCTGCGCCTTCTTGTTGGCACTCTCCTCTTGCGCGAGCTGGTATTCCTCTTTTGAATCGACATCGACACCGAGCTGCGAGAGCACAACGTGGATCGCGCGCGCCGCAGTCTCGCCTTGCACCCAGCCGCGATCTTCGGCCACGGCCATCGATGCCGTAAGTCCCTGCAGCGTCGTCGCCGCCTTCTGAATGTCCTTAATAAGGAGGTCCGGCACCTGGATCGAGTAGCTGGTGTTCGCGCCTTCGGGAATTACTCCGTGGACGACGGCCTGGTCGATAACGAAGTCGATGACGGTCTTGAGGAACCGGCGCAGCTCGTTCTGTCGCAGCGTGAGCTTCTTCCCTGTAGGACCTTCCATCTCGTTGGCGGTGGTCCGGTTGGAATCGACAGGATCGCCGAAGAACATCGGCGAGAAGCCAGCGCCGCCGAGTCCATACTTCTTGATCAGCGTCATGGCGTCGGCCATGTCCGAACCGTGGAACTGCGGCGTCTGCGCTTCGATCTTTACCTGCTCGTTGGTCACCATCACTCCGCCCTGGCGCGGAGGATTCTTCGTGACCTCCTTCTTGAAGGCTTCAACTGCCTTGTTGTCTGCGCCGTTCAGGATGTAATGCCAGACGAATGCGTTGAGGTAGCGCACGCGATCGGCAAAATCGAAGATCGCCTGGTCAAAGACATCGATCCAGTCGGCCAGCGTGAACAGCTCGGAGATCCCGCGCGTCGCGCTCTTCGCTTTGTTTATCGCGAAGAAGAAGCACTGGCCGTTGAGCCTGCCCCATGTCGGCGAGTTTGGATCGTCGTCCCGTCGAACAATCGTCAGACGCTCCTGCGACTGCTGGCCGAGCATGAGCTTCAAGCGAACCGCAGTGGGAGAAGCAATCGTCTGCGTGCCTTCGACCGTGGTGAGCGTTCCGTATTCGATCGACTCCACGTTTAGAGGATCGACATATCCCAGCCTCACCGATCCATCCACGTCGTTTACGGAAACGGGAAGGCAGAGCTCGCCGAGAGTGATCGTCTCATCACACCAGGAAGCGAGTGCTTCATCGAGATTGTTATCCGTCCAGAATTTGTCGATCACTTCCTGGACCGCTGCGTCCTGCGCGACGACTTTGAATCCTTCGCCAACAACGTAGCTGACGATGAGCTCGACGATTCGCTTTCCGAACGGAGTCGTGGCTTTCAGGAAAAAACACACCTGCTGCATCCGCATGTGCATCAGCGGATTCAGGTCACGCAGTGTTGCGGGCGCTGTGATGCGACGGTAACGCGCGTCCTCGCCATCTCCGGATACCAAGCCGAAGAGTGTTGGCGAGAGATACTCTTTGACTTGTGCCGGCTTCGCCGCAGGTTGGGGTTGCACGGCAGCTTTAGCTTCGCGAAGATCGAGAAGAGTTAAACCCATCGGCTTCTCCTCTCGACAGTCAGCCCGCCGATCGGCGTCGTCTCTTCATCGATGGTCCGATCTCCGAACGCGGTCTGTCGTGGCGCGCGGTAGTCATCGCGGCCCAATGGAACGGAGACGATCACTGCGTCAGGAGCTGAATCGGCGGCGAGATCTGCAAGAGCTTTCGCCCAGAATGAATCCGCGTGGCCGTACACTTTTTTCTTCTGCGCTCCAGCTACTGCGCTTTCCAACTCGATGCGCGGCGCGTCGAACTTCACGCCGGTTGCGGTGCTCTCACGCTTGATCGCCATCAGCTCCTGGCGAATGTCGTTGTCGCGCGGAATGCGACTCTTCGCGATCTCGAACTTTTTCTTGATGCGGATCGCAAGGTCCGTTTTGAAACGGACGTGCTGCTCATTTACTCCGGCGAAGTTGATTCCCATCACGCGGCCACGGCAGCTCTTGTCGAGCATGTCGTAAAGGCCGACGCCCATGCCGGTCGCGTCGATCGCGGTGCGGGTCGTGATCTGCACGAACGGCGCCAGGAGATCGTGCTGCTCGGTCAGGGGCATCCCGTGAAGCCGCAGAACCATACGCGTCCAGGACACGTCGCCGATCCGCTCATCCAGCCACATCACAGTGGTATCGCGATCGCGCGCAACGTCGATGCCGGCGAAGAGAGGACCGCTCGGCACGTATCCGCTCGGCCATGCAGTCGTGGCATTGTCGTCCTCGGCTTGGGCGATCAGCTCCAGCGGCAGCCATGCGCCGGAGGCTTTCAGGAAGACGCACAGGAATTCCTGGGCGAACGTGTCTTCGTCTCGGATCAGCTCGCGCATCTGCTGAATATCGATCGGACAACCCTGAGCCACCGCAAGATGCACGTCTATCCAGTGACGCGACCAGATTCCAAATTGGGAAGGATTTGGCGAAGGCGCAACGCCATCGGTCATCCCGAGCTCTTTCGCCAGGTCGAAGTACTTGCCCTGTTCGCCATTCGGAGTGGACAGCACGTCGATTTCATTACCAAGCGCGATCTGGCGAATGATCGCTGCCCAGATCGCATAACTATCCTGATGATGCGCGAATTCATCCAGGACCGCGTCGCCCGGATAGCCGCGTGCCGTTCTGGGATTAGCCGGAAGCGCGATGATTCGTGAACCGTTCGGGAACTGAATGCGAGATTGCGTGATCGATGTCGCCCCCTCGAAGTCGGTGAAGGTCTCTTCCGGGAAGTACTGCGCCATCGCGCCCATCGCCTGGACGTTCTTCTGTACGTTCTCGACGAACTCAATCGACTGAGCTTTTGAAGCGCTGAGCACGGTGCAAGTGCGGTTCTCGCGTGCCAGGCATTTGATCGTGCGCTTGATGCCTGTCCCGACAGAAAAGCCGATTCGCGCCGACTTCACAGCGAAGCACGCCCTTGCCGGATCATCGACCCACGCCTTTTGATATGGGCGAAGCTGGAATAACGCAGGTAGCACGATGTCCTGATTGAGGACTTCGGCTCGCGGCGTCCTGGCCTTCACCTTCTTAGGCATTGGCTGCTGTCCCAGCGCCTGGCTTGAGAGGATCGAGACCAAACACGCGCTCGCGAATACGATTGAGATCCTCAATCCCGAGCTTCTGTCCCTTTTCGAGTTTTCGTTTTGCCTGCGCACTTGCTTCTTCGAACTTCTTCAGGGCCGCGTCCGTCTTACGCTTGGCAAGCTCTGCGGCCAGCTCGTCGACTTTCACTTTCCGCTCGCGAATCTCGTTGGTTTTAATCTTCGTGAGCAGCATTCCCAAGTTGGTCAACGCCTCGATCAGGTCTTCGCGGCTTGCCGCGTTCGACTTCTGCATCTCGGCGAAGATCGTGTCTCTCAGCGCGTTGACCACCGCTTCGTCGGTCTTCGATAGATTCGCGCCTGCAAACGCCTGGGCCAGCGTGCGAGCTTGTTCACTCCGCGCCTGGATCTCGCGATTCACTTGTTCGACGCGCAGGTCGTACCAGCGCGCCAGCGTCGTCGCCGGAATTCTCAGTTCGGGAAACAGCCGGCGTGCATCCTTCGCCTCCTCGGAATCCCATAAAAGGCCACGACTCAACTCCTCGATCTCGGCCCAGGTGCATCCCTTCGCCCGATAAACCAACAGTTGCTGCCGCCACTGCTCCGGCAGTCTGTCGATTCGGAGCGGCTGGCGCGTCTTCCTCGCTTGGCCGACGCCAGGGTGTCTCCGCTTCTCTCGCGAAGTCATATTCAGAGCACCACTGCAGCATCAGTCGTGGTTCCCTCAACCAGATCTCGTCCTTGCGGCGTGATCTGGATCAAGCGGATCTCCGTGCGTCCAAAAAAGCGATTCTTCTTTTCCTCAAAGGTAAGCAGGCTGCGCTCTCTCAAGTCCTGCAGCAGCGTGAGCACATCGTTCTGGCTCACGTCGTACTGCAACTCCTGCAGCAGTCCCCAGAGAGCGACATCGTCTAGCCGGCTCCTTTGTTCGCGGTGTCCGGTATAGACGAGCTCCAGCACGACGCCCCGCAGGCGTTTCACTCGTGCGACATCGACAGCGCTGTTCACGCCTTTGCTCCCCTGGCTCGATCGGCCGGCACGTCAAGCTCGATCGCGGTCTTTGACCGCTTTACCTGCTCGCCAATCTGCGCGAGATAAAACTCTTGCCGTTTCAACTGCTCGGCGTGCTTGCCCTGGTCCACGACCACCTGGTTGAGCACGCGAGTGTGATCGTCCATTCGCGCCAGAACCTTGTCGCTCTGCAGCGCGTTGTAGCTGACCAGACGCTTCAACTCCTCAGCCTCGCGATCGTCTTTCTCCGCGATCCTCTGCATAGCGTCCGACATTCGCTCCTGGGCTACGGCGTTGTTTTGCAGCGCCTCGATTCCCATTCCGAGACGACGATCGACCATGAAGATCAAGGCAACTGCGATCACAAAGATCGGTCCCCACCCAAGGACCGTTTCGAGAGCGCGCGGGTCTTTTTTTGCGATCTCGAAGAGCTGATAAGTCGCGATCGCTCCCGCAGTCACTCCTGACCCAAGGAGCACCTTCTTCACGAACTCTCCGACCGTGAACCCGAGGATCGTCAAAATCCAGCCATGCCCTTCCTTCAGGAGTTGCCTCTGTGCCGTTTCACAGGGCCTGTAGGAGCCTTCCGCTCCTCCGTCGTGCCCCTCACCAGCCAACCGCCCGATTTCTAAGGCCCTCGCCTTAGGTGTAAATCTCCGAATACGTGAACGCTCCGATCAGCGAGAGAAAGAACCCGAAAATGAAAATTCCCGTCGATGTGATCGGAAACAGAATCGTGAAGTGAATGCTCGCGACTTTGCCGACCAACATCAGCGCTAATCCGACGAACAACAGGAACGCGCGAAGCTTCACGAACTGCGCCGCGTCCTTCTCGATCGTCACCAATCCAGCCAGCGGTCGCAGGAATCCCACAATGCCGTCGCCCGCCAGGTGCAAGCCAAAGAAGAACGCGAGCCAGAACTGGCGCGCGATCAGCGCCCACACGATTCCCACAATGGCACCGACGAGTTGAAAGATGGTTCCGAAAGACATAAATAAGCTCCTAAGCTTGCTAAGCACCTAAGCTTCTAGCTTGTTCTTCTTGAGCGCCCGGCACTTTCATTGCGACCAGCGCGCGATTCACGTTGCCCGCGACTCCATGTAGGAACGCAAACGCCCACTTGTAAAAACCGCTTCCGCCTGGTTGCGGCATCGGCATCGCGCCGACCGCAGCGGAGTAAACCCAATACGCGAGCAGCCACTTCAGCAGCTTCATCACCAGTGGATTCCCTAGGAGCTGCGCCACTTCATTCATGGGCGGCTCCATTTGCTGTTAAGCCAGCCGATCATGAGAAGCACGGCGAGAAGGCCTCCCAGAGCAGCGCAGCAAACCAACTTCAACGCTTCGATCATCGGTGCGTCGCCTCCACCGCGATCGCGCCGATCGCGCCGCCGATGCTGAGATATTTGAAGGCGCGTTTCGTGCGTTGCCACACCGATCCGCCCTTCGCCGCTTTTATCGCTGCGGCAAGCTGGACCTTCTGCGCATCGATTACCTGCTGCTGATCAGCAACCTGCGACTGCAACTGATCGCGCTCGATCGCGCACTGTTTGCAGCCGAGAATGAATTCCGCGAGCTTCTGCTGGTCTTGCTGCGTCAGCACGTAGCCTGGAGAGTCGGGCGGCTCGCCAGTCTCAGCCGGCTTCGCCTGGTTTTGCGTCGTCGGCTGAGACTGGTTCGCCTTGCTCGCGTCGGGTGAATGTGCGGGAAATCCTGGAATGATCTCGTGGATCACGGAAGGCGCCTGCGCGGGATGCGCCTGCAGATCTTTGATCCGTTCATCGATTTGCTGCAGCGCGGCATCCTTGATCGCCTTTTCCGACGCGATGCGCTGTTCCAAATCGGAAATCGTCGAATTCTTTGCTTCGATCACCGCATCGCGTTTCGCATCATCCCGCGCGTGATCGACCAATGAATTCGCGACGATGGCCCCGATCGCCACGATCACGACGATGACTGCGGCGTAAATCCAATGCAGGTTGTGACGGGAAGGCAGCGTGACGACCGTCTGTGCCGGCAGGGTGTGCGCGGGAATCGGAGTACCGCTCAAGCGGCCACCTCCTTCGCTGCATTGGCAGGCGGACGGGGCGGCGTGCTGTCGTACTGCGTGAGATCGAACTGCTTCACCAGGCGCATGAGATCGCCGGGGTAGTTCTTGTTTGTGCAGTAACCGCACGCCTGAAGTTGCAGCGCGAAGGCCGCGGGATCATCGACCACAGCCATCGCAGGCTGGTAGCGGACATGCGTTGCCAGAAGGCGTCCGTGATCGTCGAAGCTCTCGATCGGAGATGGATATTTGCGGAAGTCGGCCATCACCGTCTTTAGCATTCCGTTGATGTACTCATGCGTCGGGAATCGCTGGTAAGGTTCGCCATGCAGATGCGCGGTCTTGATACCGAAGAAGTTGTTGCATTGCCTTGCGAGATCGCTCTGTCCCCACTCCGATTCATCGATTGCCTGCGCGATCGTGACTGATGCAGGCACTCCCCACTTCGCCTGCGATGCGAGAGCAGCAGTGACTACGTTCTTTAGAAATGCGAATTGTTGTTCCCGCGTTACAGGCATAACTGCTGGAGCTTCTAAGCTCCTACAGGCATCGGACAGACTTCGGGCGATCGGGCAATGACCCGATCTCCCGAAGTCATGGCTCTGGCGATTCTCCGCGACCTCCTTTCCTCACCGAATTCGTCCCGGCCGCTGCCGGGGCCAATTCGGGAAGTCAGAGCTTTGACTTCGTCGCGGATCGCTTGTCGTTTGTTAACGTGAGCGCAGAGTAAACGTGAGTTGCTGAATGCTGTGCGGCCTCTGCGGAATCTGCGGAGCTTTGTGTTTTAGCGGCGGGGATTTGAGGAAGCTGCGAGAGAGTAGAGCACGGAAACGGAATGAATGCAAAGAGAGCGATGGCCTGAGGAGCGTGTCCATTATTTGTACAGATCGAGCCCTTTTCCCGCTCGCGGATTAGGTTGGCTTGCGATTTGAAAGCGGCGGGAATCAGAACTTAAAGGATGCGACTAGCATAATGCTAGTCACGAAGGTAGTAGCCCGTCCAGGAATGGGAAACTGCTTTCAGCGGGCCTCTTCGTCCAGCTCAGCCTGCCGCAGAGCGGCGTACACCAGATATTGGCTGAGCGTCCGGCGCGTCTTGCGCGCCATTCTCTCGATGCGTTTTTTCTCTTCTTCGGTGCAATAAACGAAGATTCCGACCCGCTTCCTCTTCTTGGGAGCAGCCATCTGCCTTTGAGACTAGCAAAGTTTGTCCCTCAGCCAGCGGATAGTTCGCGATCAATAACTCCGAAGCTTTCTTCGGCCCCTTTGATGCGATCGTGTATAGCACCGAGACAGGCTTCACGCACAGGCCGCACGACAACTCGTGGACGATCGGAGCGTCGTCAAAGCTGAGCAGGAACTTCCCGCGCAGCTTCTTCAGTCGCGCGAACAACTCACGGATGCGATCATCGCCAAGAGGCTGATACCGCCCGTTGGGTTGGAATGCAGTGTAAGGCGGATCGAGGTAGAAGAACGTGGTCCGCGAATCGTACCGCTCAAGGCAATCGGCAAAATCGCGCCGATCTACCAGAACGTTTCGCAGCCGCTCAGCGGTCCGCAGCAGGACATCGCGTACCACTGAGATCGAGCGCCTGATTGGAAGCGCGGTCTTCTCGATCTGCGTGATCCGGTGAGAGGCGAAATGCTCGCCTTTGGCTCCGAACGAATGCCACGCCAGATAAAAGAAGCGGAGAGCGCGTTCGATTTCCAGTTCCGATTTGGTTCTCTCGCGCAGCTCCGTAAATCGCGCCTTACCGATGAAGTCGCGCTCCATCATCTCGGCAAGTTCAGCCGGACGATGCTTCACTACGCGAAAGAAAGTCAGCAGCTCGTCGTTGATGTCGTTCAGTACTTCCCATCGCGACGGAGCTTTGGCAAAGAGCAACTTCGCCGATCCGGCAAAGACCTCGACGTAGGCTCTGTGTTTTGGGATGAGCTGAAGAAGGATCTTCTTCAGCGCGTGTTTACCTCCAGGCCAGGGAAATGGAGAGTCCATCTTCCGAGCGTAGCTCGGAGCGTCAAGGAGTTATTGCGGCTTAAAGATCTTGCGGATCAAACTTCTCGAATTCGATGATCTGCGCCCTGCGGCGAACACGGTCCGTGGAAGTCTGCACGATATAGAGGCTATGGAAGACCTCAAGCATCTGGTCCGCCATGTTTAGCCATCCTGGATCGACGCGGTGCTTCTCCAACTGGCGATAGAGTTTGTCGACGCTGCCCTTCCCGCTCATCTCCGCTATGTACACGGCCTGAAGTCGCCGCGCCAGGCGTTCACGCTGTTCGCGATCGACGTCAGACACTTGCGGACCGCCTGGTGTTTTCTTCGATGTCAATTACGACCTGGATGAGCTCGCCGAATGCATACCACGAGGAGTCCGCCGATTCCTCCGCACAACAGAATGGCGACAGCGGATACAAAGCTATTGCCGGCGAAAGACGCTGAATCGCCGAACGCGACGATGAGTGCAGCGATCACCGAGAGAATCATTGCGGCCCCGCCTGCAACGCGCAAGAGCGCAACTACTATCCGCAAGCCTCCATAACGCTCTTCGACGTGGCGCGGCGTTCGCACTTCCGATACATTCGCTGTTTCAAAAATGCTGTTCATCTGTTCATCTCCTCGGCGGCGGAGGTTCGCCGATCCATTTGAGTACGCGTCCCACTACTTCTACTTCGGCGCTGCCTTCCACAAGCAAGCGGACCGGATGACGAACGCTGGTGTGCTGAGGAACCAGGAGAAATACGTCTTTCCGATCTCCGCGCCGGAGCCACTTGATCGTAACCCCGTCTTCGTCGCGCGCAGCGACCATTTGATTGATGAGTCGCTTGGGATCGCGGTCGTTCGTATCTACGAGGACGATGTATCCCTCTTCCAGGATCGGCGACATGGAATCGCCTACAACTTTAATTGCTGTGATCGTGCTTCTTCGGCCAACCCACTCTTGCGGAATGGCTAAATGTTTTTCGATCTCCTTTTCATCAATGGCTCTCGGCGTTCCAGCAGCCGCAGCATCCTTCAACATTGGGACCCTCACTACATCTTCATTTACTTCCGACGTTCGAAACTGTTCGATCTTCGCTTTGTTGCGATACGAGGCCGCGATCTGATCCATCCCCGTGAGCTTTAGATACCGCTGGACGAACCATTTAGCTTCCGCATCGTCCGGACACAGCCGAGCGAGCTTGTTATAGGAGTCGATCGACGGCTCCTTCCTTCCGCGCTCCCAGTCCGACACCGTTGCCTGGGAGACTCCCATGCGTTTGGCGAACTCCGCCTGGAGCAATCGGAGGCTCCTCCTCCGTAAGTCGCTGATTCGTCGGGCGTACTCAGGCAGATGAGCCGGGGCAAAGATTTCCTCAGATTTTTCGCTTGACGGCAATATAGCCTCGGCTATATAACTCTGGCTGTTTAAGGACAAATCTTGGCCTTGCAGAATACCACGCGACTCAAGCTCCTCCGACGTCCAGGCCTCTACTACGGACTCTACAGCAGGGTAGCCAGGCAGATCGGCGTTACGCCTTCCATCGTCCGGAAGGTCGCCCTTGGATTGCGGAAGTCGAAGCGGATTGCGAAGGCGCTCGAAATAGAGATTCGCCGGATTGAAAAAGTCGCGGCGAAGGTGGCTTAGGGAGCACATACCCGATTCGGGAAAGTTCTATATGGGCTCGCACAAAGGCGTCGATGTATGGACAGCAGAAAAGAACATACAGCAATGATTCGCGGCAGCCTTGACATCGACGCGCTGATTCGTGGGCTGGTCACCGAGGCAATCAGCAAGTGTCCGAAGAGCCGCGACCAGATTGCCGAAGAGATGTGCGCTTTGACTGCGGGGAAGATCACGGCGCGAATGCTCGACGCATACACATCGCAAGCGCGAGAGCAGCACAGGTTCCCGATCGCATTCGCGCCCGCGTTCTGCCGCGCGGTTGATGACTGCCGGGTTGTCGAGGTCGTCGCGCAGCGCCTCGGCATGAGGCTGATCGACGATCGCGATGCGCAGTTACTTGAGCTCGGTCGCCAATACCTCGCGCAAAAGCACGCCGCCGAAAAGATGGCTCAGATCGAAGCGAGCATTCAGGAGAAGAAGTGATGGGCTGGCTGCTCGATCTCGACTGCGAAGAATTGCTGAGTTCCATTTGGGAACGCACCAAATGCAGACGCAAAAGGAGCCGCCGATGAACTCGTTCCCGGAGAACGATGCCGTTTGGCTCGATCAGGCCGATCGCGAAGTCGAAGCCACTGCGGAACAGATGCGCCGCTCGCGCAAGCTTGACTTCGCGTTGTTCCTGATTGGTGTCGGTTTCGTTATGGGAACTGTCTTCGGATGCTGGTTGAACGAGGTGTGCAGATGAAGCCACGAAGCCGCGAAGCCGCGAAGCTGCGCAGCTACGAGGAACTCTTCCGCGCCGAGGTGCTTCTATCTCGCTCCATCCGGCATTTGTTAAATCGCGGCGATCAGGACTTCGCCGTATCGGATGCCATTTACCTCCTCCATCTCAAATGGGTCGACGCGCAAACTGAATTCACGCAGAAGAAGAGGGCTTCGCGTCTTCGCGGCTCCGCAGCTTCGAGGCTTCGCTCATGACCGCCTGGATCTCCAAACAGGAAGTCGGCGAACTCACCGGCTGGGCTCCGCGGACGATCGAGATGAAGGTATCGATCGGCGAAGTGCAGACGCGCATGTCGAAGAAGACTCTTCGTAATGGGCGCAAGCACCGCGAATATGCCGTCCACTCTCTTCCAGGCGAAGCGCAACGCAAATACTTCGAACTTAGCCTCGCGCGTGCTGCACAGCCGAGCGCTGTCTGTTCTCCCAGCGTCAATCTGCAGCGCGGCATTTTTGATTCAGCGCCAGAGCTGGCCGACGCGCACAGGGCCGTTCTCCCGCCCGAACTTGAGAAGCAGGCGCAGGAACGCTATGAAGCTATCGCGCCGCTTCTTGAGTTCGGATCGAAGCAGCCCAACGCTCCTCATCTTCGCAGCCTCGGCGCATTTACGAAGTGGATCGCGCAGCAACGCAACATCTCGGAGCGAACGCTGTGGCGATGGTATTCCCGATTCAGGAAGCACGGATGGACGGCTCTCGCCGATCGCGCTCGCTCCGACAAGGGGACCTCCCGCTACTTCGAAGAGAATCCGGTTCTCCGCGAGTTCGCCGAAAAGAAGTATCTTTCCGAGCGCCTGAGCATCACGGCAGTCCACGAGGCGCTGCTGCGCGAGTGCGGCAAACGCACTCTGGACGCGCCCAGCTACGATACGGTCCGCACCTTCCTGCGCGGCCTGCCGAAGCCGCTGCAGATCATTTCGCGCGAGGGCGAACGCGCCTATCACGACCGCTGCGAGATGTTCCTGGTCAAGAAGTACACCGACCACTTGGCGAACGACATCTGGGTTAGCGATCACATGATCCACGACGTGTGGGTCCGCAATGACATCTTCCCGGATCATCCATTGGACGCGCCGATCCGCCCGTGGCTGACTGCCATCATCGACTACCGCACCCGCAAGTGTCTCGGCTTCGTCCATTGCGCCACGCCTTCGAGCGATACGCTCTCCGCCGCGCTGCGAATTGCCATTTCTCAATTCGGGAAGCCGAAGACGTTTTACATCGACAACGGCAAAGACATGAAGGCGCTCGGGCGCAAAGTGATGCTCTCGCCGCAGGCTTCCGGCGTGCTCGTGAGGCTGGGGATCGAATCGCAGTATTGCATTCCCAAGCATCCGCAATCGAAGCATATCGAGCGCTGGTTTGGCACTCTGCACGCGCGCTTCGATGCAAAGTGGGGCCCGTTCTATTCCGGCCATTCGCCAAAGGAGCGACCGGAAGAGTGCGACCAGGTCCTTGCCGAGCACCAGAAGCTGATGAAGTCCGGCCAGATCGAACAATCGCCGCTGCCCCTGGCCAGCGAGTTCCTCCAGCTCGCGGCCTATTGGATCAGCGAGTACAACGCCGAGCACAAGCACACCGGGCAGGGAATGGACGGTAGAACCCCGAATGAGATCTTCGACGCCGAATATCCAGTGGGGCAACGCCGCCCCTGCGATCCACGCGCTCTTGACGTGTTGTTGCGCCGCCGCGAAGTGCGCGTTGTGCGTGAAGGCGGATGCATCGAGTTGGACGGACATCGCTACGAGCCGGTGCTGAACGACAGTCTTCGCAATATGACCTTGGAGATAGAGAAGCGCGTCCTGATTGCGTGCGATCCCGCCAACATGGGCGAGGCGATTGCGATGGACCTGGAAGGCAACTATCTCGCCACGCTCCAGGCCAGCAAGCTGATGGAGCACGGTCCTGTTTCCCGCGACGAAATCCGAGCCTCGATGCGCCAACGCAGTCGCGTTCGTCGCGCGATGAAGGACTACATCGGCGGACTTATCGCTCGCAGCGAGTCTCGTGGTGAGCTTTCCGAAATCGAAATTCTGCGCGAACGCGCAGGACTTGCAGCAAGACCCATGCGCGTGCAGAGAACACGCGCGCTTCCAGCAGTCGCAATTCCGTCCGTCGCTGCCGCTCCAGTTGGCTACGACGACATGGTGAAGCACTTCTACGAGGAGGACTGATGGCACTCTCGGCGGAAAGGAAAGAGCAGCTTCGCGCGAGCAGCGCGCGCTCGAATGACGTTCGCGCCATGCTGCAGGATTACCTGAATCGCACCGGGCTGAACACTCGCGATTTCGCGCGCCGCATTAACTACAGCCAGGTGTCGCTGAACTTCTTCATCGCTGGTCGATATGAAAGCGTTGCCGCCAACGACGCCGCGATATGCGCCGCCATCTCTGACTTCATCGCCGCGCATCCCATTGCCCCGTTCACCGAGACCGAAGGCAAGCTCTACGAGACCGCTAACGTCCGCACGCTGCGCCGCGTGTTCTATGACTGCCTCGATAAACAACGCGCCGGAGTGATCTATGGCGGACCGGGATCGCAGAAGACCTTCGCGCTCGAACACCTGATTGCCGAGCTGAATCGCGAGGAGCTGGCGAAGAACGGTCATGGCCGCCGCGCCTACTACGTCTATTGTCGCCAGGCGATTCGCCCGAACCAACTGCTGAAGCGCGTTGCCGAGGCGTGCGGCACCATTACTGCCGGCGACACGGATCGCGTTATCAGAAATCTGCGGTTCGATTTTGGGAAACGCCGCGTGCTGCTGGTATTCGACGAGGCGCAGCACCTGAGCGTCGATTGTCTCGAGACGGTACGTGAGCTCCTCGATCGCCTCCACTGCGGCCTGCTCTTTGCCGGATCGCATGACCTGATTCGCACCTTCCAGCGATCGATGGAGCTGGAGCAGTGGAACTCGCGCCTGCGCGCCGCCGTTGAGTTGCCGGGCATCACCGACGCCGAAGCCGAGCAGATCGTCCGCGAGGAGATCGGCGAAGTCACCGCGAAGCAGATCGCGAAGCTGATCGGCGACTCCCGCGTTCCGGATGTCCGCAAGAAGACCGAGTACATCAGCGCACGACGCCTGTTCTTCGGCATCACCGCGATCAAGGAAGCATCGCCGGAACGGAGGGTGCAATGACGCTGAAACAGGCGCTCAAGCTCAAATACCTGGCGAAGCGGCCGGGTAAAGACGGCCATGATGTCTGGGCTTCTCGCGGCGGTCCTGTTACGGGAATTCGCATCATCGCCGGCTACACCGATCCCACCGTCATTCGTAAACCCTCGAAGCTCGATTTTACGCGAACGGATTGGGAGCCGGTCGCGCCCTGGAGACACTCATGAGCGTTCTCTGGGAACCAATTCGGGAAGCGATTGAGCAGCGCGGCGCGAAGTATGTCTTCACCGAGTTTCTCGATCTGATCATTTTGCTGGGAGCTGCCGTGATCTTGTTGGCGTTCCTCGCAGGATTGGCGCGGCTATGAGAATCCGAATGATCCGCTGCCACATTTGCGATCGCATGACGGCGATCGATCACTTCGCCAATACGTCCTGGCGCGTGATCTGGATCGAGCGCGGATACCTCAACGTCCGGCGCGGCGTTAGCCATGGATGCCTCGCGTTCCTCGAATCTCTCTACCGCGTCGGCATTCCGCTGCGCTTCGTCTGCGGCGACGAGCACGCGATGCAGCTCACTTCGCGCTGGCTGACGACCGGCTCGCTAGAAGCGCCGCGCGGCGCAATAGCCAATCCGCCAGAGCGCAAATTCCAGGACGATCCAACAGGAGTGTTCTGAAATGTCGATCATCGTTGATCCCGAATACGTCGATGCGCTGGCTGACAGCCTTTCTACGCTGACGCTCGAAGTCGAACAGGCGAAGGCTGCAGTTGCGGAAGGCACTAAGGCGCACGCGGCGAGCGAGCAGTTTCAGCTCGCTGTCCAGACGCACACCGATTATTGGCAGAAGCGCGCCGTGCTCAGCGATCGCGTGAAGGAGATCGCGCAGCGCTTCGGCACCTACTGCCGCGAGGACGATTCCCTGATCCTCGTCGGCTCGCGCTGGGTTATTCGCAGCAAGAACGGCGACATCACCGTCATCGTTTGCGAGACGCCGGAAGGCGCGCGGCAACAACAACAAGATTCAGCTAGCAGCTAAAGGAGCTTTTATGGCAACCGCAAGAGTACTTCCCATTCCGGAACACGCGCCGAAGCCGCGCACTGTCGCGACCTCGAAGCCTGCCCCGAAACCATCCACCATCGACCAGGCCGCGCGCAACTGGCTCGCGCTGAAACTCGAAGAAGAGTCGCTCGAACAGCGCATGAGCGCCGCTCGCCAGGAGCTGCTGCGAATGATCGAAGAGCACGGCTCAGTTCCGCCGAAAGCGGAGAAATCGAAGCGGCTCTGCGGCGAGGTCTATTACGTGAACGCAAGCTATGGCACATCGACCAGCATAGACACGCAGGCCGCCGAGCGCGTGATGCTGGCCATGATCGAATCTGGGATGGAGCAAAGCCAGGCGCGGACGTTGTTCGAGTCGCTGTTCACGTTCTCCCCGAAGTACTCGCTCGCGTCCACTGCGATGAAAGTAATCGCGGGCAAGCTGCCGAAGGGATGCCCGCGCAATCTCCGTCACCTATTCGGCCAGGCGTTGAAGATCACGCACCGTGCGCCATCGATCAACGTCGAGGAGATCGGAGGGTAGCCATGCCGCAGCAATGGTGCGAGCGCTGCTGGACGATGCACAAATTGCGCACGCCAGCCGAGTGGGACATTGACGGCGATCTCCATTGCTCGCCATGCAAGAAGAGCGTCGGCTACGAAGACACCAAAGGCGTGCGCCTCGTCGGCGCCTCTGTACCGTCCGCGGTAGCGGATGTGTCCTCAGCCGATCCGCAAGCGTCGCCCGGCTCACTGACTCGCGCGATTCACAAGGCGTTCCTGCCGAAGCCGGATAAACGCGCGAAGGCGCACGCCGAGCTAGTCCCGATTCCGGAACGGCTTGAACGCGCTCTTTCTCAAGATGTTCCACGTAGAACAAAGGAGCTTCCCGCTATGGAACGACGCACCTGCTCAGTCGAGGGCTGCACGAAGAGGATCACGCTAGAGAATAAATCCGGACGCTGCTCTGCTCATTGGTACGTGCCGAAGAAGCAGCGAGGCGCGCAGCAGAACAGCGCGTCTGCTGTTAAGCCTCGACTCCCGCCGCTAGCCGCTGCGAAGCGTAACGAGATCATCGCCCCCCAGCAAAGCGAGTTCCACACGATGGACTAGCCACGATCTGCGTTCCCGCATCGGCACTGGATTCCTGGTGGAGCAAGCTCTCGCTGGAAGACAAAGCGGACACCTTCAGCAACTGGATATCGCGAGCTGACCAATGATCACCCGCGAACAAAAGATCGAAGCCTGGAAGGACCGCATGGGCCAGCGCTGCCGCTGCGGCGCGAAGAAGCCGCAGGGACATCCGTTCTGCGCCGCGTGCTGGGCAAGGCTGCCCGGCCCGTTGCAGTGCGCGCTTCAGGAGCACCTGACGAAGAACTTCAACGATCGGTATTTTGAGGCGCTCGCGCTGCTGCAGGAAAACGAATGAACCACAGAGGACACAGAGGCGCGCTGAGGCGTTTGGAATTGTTTTCCTCTGTGCCCTCCGTGTCCTCGGTGGTGAAAAGGTTTTGAATGTCCGAAAACCCCCAACTCGGATTCCCGCAGCTCACCGATGTCGAGAGCGAGTCGCTGAAGCAGATCAACGATCTGCTTTACGGCAAGGCTGCGCCGTTTCCGCTGACGAATGACCAGCGCCGGTTGCTGATCGCGCTGCGGTTCCATTATGGGAGAGAGCGGGCCATCGAGCTGAAGGAACTCTGTGAGCTGGTGAAGCTCGATGAGCGCAAAGTGAAAGACCTGATGCGCAGCCTGGTCGTCGACTTCAAAGTGCGGATCGGCGCGGCGCGAACGCGTCCCTTCGGCTACTACCTGATCACTACGGCCGAAGAAGCGAAGGAAGCGGCAGGCATTTACTGGAGCGAAGTCCGCGAGCTGATCAAGCGCGCCAAGGTGCTCGAAGACCGGCATTTCGTTTTGGAACGCCTCGGCCAGTTGCGGACCGAGATTGAGGAGGAAAAAGCGTCGTGAAACGGCTACTCGCTACTGGCCTCTGGCTGCTGGCTTGCGCTTCGGTTGTTTTTGGCCGGAAGCCGGAAGCCAGAAGCCAGCGGCCGGTCTTAGACCGCATCCGGGAGGCTGGCTGGTGATCGAGTGCCGATTCCAGTGCGGATCGCCGGCGCAGCGCGACGGAATGTGCAGGCGCTGCCGGCTGCATCACGGATTGTGTCGTCGCAAGTATTTCTGGACCGAAGAGCAGATCGCGAAGCTACGGTGGGCTTATGAGGCCAAGGGCGTGAAGGAACTCAAACAGCGGATCGACAGGGTGGTCGCAATCACCGGGTTCCCGCGAACGATCGTCTGCCGCGAAGCTCAGCGCCAGGGACTGGCGAGCGTTCATCGTCCCTGGACAGAGATCGAGAAGCAATACGTTCGCGATCACGTTGGCGAGATGACCGCCTGCCAAATTGCGCGCGTGCTTCATCGTGGCGTAGGAGTTACGTACAACCTCATCCACAAGCTCGGTTTCTCCGCTCGCGTTCGCGAAGGCTACACGCTGAAGGACTTATGCCAGGCGTTCGGCGTATCTGAGAAGACGGTGAACTACTGGCTCAACCGTGGATGGATGCGCCTCAATCCCAACGATCGCGTCAGCGAGCCCGCTGTGCTCGCATTTATCCGAAAGCATCCTGACGAGTATTCCTTGCGCCGCGTGGATGAGTACTGGTTTAAGTCGCTGGTGTTTCCCCATTTCGGAATCGAGGCAAGAGACAAAGTTCAAAGGGAGGTTGCTTAATGGAGCAGCAGGCGAAGTTTGAAGGATGGGCCGTCGTGGAACTCTTCGGCCATGCGAAGGAAGCCGGGTACCTGACCACGCAGTACTTCGGCGATAAAGCGATGTTCCAGATCGACGTTCCCGAATTGAAAGAGCGCGAGTACACGCTGGAGCGTCCGGAATGGCTGGAAGTCGAAGGCCGCGATCAGCTCGCGCCGATCGGGACCAAGGTTCGCCGCGCGGGAGCGCCTGGACGCAGCCGCATCGTGAGTCCGAGCGCGGTGTACGCGATAAATCCCTCGACTGAGGCGCTGATCCATAAGCTCCTCGATCGCGAAGTTCCGCGCAAGCTGATCGTCCTGGAGCTACCGAAGACGCATCAGATCGCCGCGTCCAGCGAGCCCACAGAGTCCCCCGATGATTCATGGAAGAACGATCACGAGCTCGGCTGCAAAGCGCTCGATGCCAACAGCGAAGACTTTTGCGATTGCGGCGCAGTCGAGCACGAGGAAGAAGCGATCGACGAGGAAGACGAAGACCGGCCGGAAGAGAACGATCACGAGCTCGCAGCGTGGGAAGGCGAAGGCGGCCGATGATCTGGCTATTCCTGGCGGCGATCTGGGCGGTATTGCTGTGCGTCGGGATCGCGCTTTGCCAGATCGCCGCGCACGCGGATCGATGCGCCGAACAATGTTTTAACAACATGCTGCGACAGAGGAGACATGGCCCGGTTTTGCATGAGAGGCTGCGGTAACCAGGTAAACGGGAAGCAAAAGTTTTGCGGAGCTAAATGCAGGAACGAGGACAAAGCGGAGCGGATGCGCGAGAAGCGGCAGTCGGCGCGGCGGAGCAAGTCGTGTCCGACATGCGGCCGGGCATGGCCGAGCAAGCCAGGCGTTCAGGCGAAGACGAAAACGGCCGGCGCATGAAGGGTTTCACCCGCTGCATCTTCTGCTTCGACTGCATTCCCAATAAGGAATTCGGCGACCACTTCAGCTCATGCATGAGAGCGAAGACTTCAGCGAACGTATGAAGCGCAAAAAGAAATCAATCTTACCGCTCTACATCGAGATCGAGGGTGAGAGTGACCTGCTGAAGCTGGAGCAGCTTATGTATTGGACCGGGTTTTGTTTTGTTGAAGGCAAGATCACGAGTGAATCGCTTGAACGGTGCGAAGCGCGCCTGATCCGAGAGGGGATCGCGATCGATCCGACGAAGAAATGACTCCAGCGCAGCCAATCACGGGAGGACAACGCACCAAGTTGCTCACGCTGTGGGCGCAGCATTCGCGGCGCAGCTTGGACGTTGTGACCGGCGACGGCCGCGCCGAGCGCCTGGCGTGGGCGAGCAAGATCGCGCAGCGGACGATTGGAAGCTTCAATGATCTGACGGCGATGGAAGCGGCGCGAGCCATTTCAGCGCTGAATCAGTCGCTGGGCGTGCCGGCACACAGGCCGCGATCACGAGATCGCGCGCAGGCCGCCGGCACGCATGGACGGCGTGGCGATTCGAAGAAGAGCGCCGAGATCGCCGGCACGGAAGACCTGGCGCGCATCGAGCGCGCGATCGAGCGCCTCGGCTGGGACCGCAGCCGCTTCGACGCCTGGCTCGCCTCGCCGAGTTCTCCGCTTGGACGTCACAAGCAAATTCGCACGGTCGGCGATTGCAACCGCGTCTGGTGGGCAATGAAGCGCCTGCTGCAGCGCGAGGGAAAGTGGGAGGAGTAAATGAATCGGGTAATCGGGTCATCGGGTGATCGGGTGAAGTTGTGCCATCGCTGCATGGACGGCGACACGCCGATCTGGCGAGAACTCACGCAGCAGTGGGTCCACGCGCCGAACTCAGGCATCGGCCTCATCGTGTGCCTCGATCCACCGCCTCCTGTAGCGCCGAATCCGAACACCGCTCAGGTAATGTACAAGCGATACGACCTGAGCCTCGACGAACTGCGCTGGCTCGTGCAGATCGACGAAGACCGCAACGACGCGACGGAATGTCACAACTGCGAGCCTGAAGACTCCGAAGCCTGCGCTTCGTGCGAGGCCGCCATCGCGCTGAGTTCAAAGCTGCGCGACATGCTGTCGCTCGCGGAAGCAGGCGTGCTGATCATCACCACAACGCAACTGAAGAAGCCCTCGGGCTCAGGAGCTTAGCAGCTAGAAGCTCAGCAGCCTTTTTTATGAAACCCATCACTGGACGCCAGATGTCGCTCTTCACCAGCTCCTTCGAGATCGGGGCGACTCGCGCAGCGCGCCTGCTCAACACCAGTCCCGATACGGTACTGCGCCTGATCGAAGACGGCAGCCTGGAAGCGTATCAGTTGCGCGCGCGGAGTCCGTGGCGGATCTCCTACGATTCCGTGGTACAGTACCGCAACAAGATTCGAGAGAAGTTCGGACTCGACGATCCCAAACAAGCCAACTCTTCCGCACAGTCCGCAGTCGCCGCACGTATTCGCTGATCGCTAAGAGAGAATCGCCGCAAGGTGAAACTTCTCCTCTGTCGCGCCAGGCGCGCTGGTGAGCGCGTCTGGCATTTTTTGAAGCCGGCAACGTTGCTGCTCGCCTCTACCGTCGCGATTGCTCAGACGACCGTTCCGGTTTCGGGACACGTACTGATTCCAGACGGCAGCGCACCAGGAAGCACCTCGATCCGCTTCGAACTGATTGGATGCCCCAACGGTCAGGCTCGCGTTGATGGCGTTGCGATCCTCGGCGATTACAAGAAGGATTTCGCCGTCAACTCGACCACGGGAGCTTTCAGCGGGGCGCTCTACCCGAATACGTTGATCGACTGCCAGGGCACGCTGAACACCACGCAATACAACGTCACCGTCCTGGTCAATGGCCGACCCAACGGCAAGACCGTGCCTTACGTGGTCGGACCAGGCGCATTCGTACTCGAGAGCGCCGCCGCGGCGACCACATCGCCAGCGATCGTGACGCCGAACGCCGTCGTGACGAACCCCACAGGCGGCGGCCTGCAGACGATCAATGGTCCCATCGATGTCACGGCGATAACGTGTCTTGGCTCAGCCTGTGGAGGCGTGGGCGGCGGCGGGTACAACCGCATTCAAAACGCGGCAACCAATCTCGCGCAACGGACGACAGTTAACTTCTTTAGCGGCATCGTTTGCGCCGACAACTCCGGTGCAACGCGCACCGATTGTCAGCTTGATACCAGCATTGCTCCGACCTGGACTGGCGCTCACACATTCAATGCAAGCGTGAATCTCGCTGGAGGATTCAAGATTAACGGCGCTGCCGCCGCAGGGAAGATTCCAATTGGGGACGGCGCGAACTTCGTGCCTGGCGATCCGCTTGTTCAAGGTCTGTTCGCCGAAGGAAGCACAAGTGCGCAGAATCCCGTGGCTATCGGAGGCTTCGATACAGCGGGGACTCCAGCAATTCACGGCGCAAAAGTCCTGAACTCAACGCCTGCCGGCAGCGAGTACGGCATCGTTACGCGCCCAATTCCCAGCGGCACTCAGCCCGTTTCGGGAATTGTAACTGTTCAGCAGTCCACTGCTGCGAATCTAAAAGTCGATCTCTCCGGAACGGCAGCCAATACGACTGCGATCAAAGTCGATGGTTCAGCGGTAACGCAGCCTGTGAGCGGAACGGTCACCGCGAATGTTGGCACGACCAACGGCTTGGCGCTTGATGCCACGCTGACCGGAGGCTCGACAAAAGCGATCAACCGCGGCGGCGCAAAGGGAGCTACGTCGGCCGCAGATGTTACGTCCACTGCGTCCGGAGCCAATCATCAGGGACTCGACGTTGCTCTCTACGACGCGAGTGGCAACCAACTCGGCCTCTCCGGGGCTCCAGTGCGCGTCGATCCGACAGGGACGACCACGCAGCCCGTTTCGGGAACCGTCACTGCGAACGCAGGAAGTGGGACCTTCGCGACTAAGCAAGTCGATTCAGGCGGCGCAGACGCAACGGACACAACGAATCACGCGGTGAAAGTCAGCATCGTCTCCGGAGGTGGAACTGGCGGAGGTCCAGCAGACGCTGCGGCGAACGCAGCAGCGTCGGAAAGCGATGCTGCCAGGCAGAAGGTAACGTCCGTGGTTCGCTTGCTCGACACAGGACAGGCCGCGGGATCGCAGCTCGTCACAGCGAAGGGCGATCAGGCGAGCGGCCTGTGGGTTAACTGCAAGGCTGGGTGCTCGGCTGCGGGAGACACGAGTACCGGGAGCACGGCTCTCGGAGCGCTCAACGCGACCATCACCATTGCGCTCGCCGGTGAGACCGGAGCTACCTTCCAGCTTCAATCCGGGGGGACCGGCGTCTATACGGTCACGCCGCAGTGTTCGTTCGATGGCGGCACGCTCTACAACGTCAATGGCTACATCCAAGATCCCGTAACGGGGCAGCTCGCGCAGACTGCGACGATTGCGTCGGCTCAGGCTACGACTGACTATCCGGTCATCTGCCCACCGCACGCGAGCAACGCGCAGATCAAAGTGACAAGCTATACATCGGGCACGGCTAACTGGCTCGCGCGCGCGGCGGTAAACAATGGGCCGTTCCTATATTTCGCTGCCGTGCAAAGCGCTGCGCCATCTCCGGCGAACGGCACGATCGCGCCGATCTCAATGACAACCGCCGGTGCGATCCGCACCGACAGCAGCGCGACCACGCAGCCCGTTTCGGGAACCGTCACGGTCCAGCAGTCCACGGCGGCGAATTTGAAGGTCGATCTCTCCGGAACGGCGGCCAACGCGACTGCGATCAAAATCGATGGATCAGCGGTAACGCAGCCGGTCAGTGGAACGGTGACTGCGAATGTTGGCACGACCAACGGCCTGGCGCTTGATGCCACGCTGACCGGAGGCTCGACAAAGGCGATCAATCGAGGCGGCGCTAAAGGAACAACCTCCGCAGCCGACGTTACTTCAACGGCGTCAGGCGCGAATCACCAGGGATTGGATGTCGCTCTGTACGACGCGAGCGGCAACCAGCTCGGCGTTTCAGGGGCTCCAGTCCGCGTCGATCCCACAGGTACGACGACGCAGCCCGTTTCGGGAACCGTCACGGTCCAGCAGTCCACCGCCGCAAATTTGAAGGTCGATCTCTCTGGCACTGCAGCGAACACAACGGCAATTAAGGTCGATGGCTCGGCAGTTACGCAGCCGGTGAACGTAAATCAGGTTGCCGGCAACGCAGTCGCTGCTGATTCCAATGGACGCCAGATCATTAAGGAATACCCCGACACGGGGACAGCCAGCTATCACGCTTCTAAGAAGTTCGCTGCCAGCTCTACGACGGATATCGCTGTCATTCCTGGCAACGCAAGCAACACTGTCCTTCTAACGAGGATCACGCTGACCTGTACGCAAACGACAGCGGGGCAAATAAGTGTCGAACTGATCAAGCGATCGACGGCGGACACTGGAGGCACGTCGGCAGGCTTCACAGAGGTTCCGGATGATTCGAATTACGCCGCGGCGTCGAGTGCGCTGCTTTCTTATACAGGCACCGGGCCCACAGTGGGAACCGCAGTCGGCGATCTGGACAACGCGCAGATCGGTTGTATGGCCCCGGGAACCGCTGCTTCGAACGATATCTACTTCTTCAAGCCGTCAAAGCCCATTGTGCTTCGAGGTGTAGCCCAAGAAGTCGCGATCAATCTCGGCGGCGCTCTGACCGGTGGAAATGTAACGGTCACCTTCGAGTGGATGGAGACGACTACTCCGTAAATGAGCTTCTTAGCTGCTGAGCTTAAGGAGCTTAGAAGCAACCGTCGCATATGAAAATGCCCATGCTGCTAATAATTCTCATTCTCACTTCGCTGACAGCCTTTGCCGCGCTGGTACACACATCCTCGCTGGAGAACGGACTGGTCGTGCTGCAGATCAACACGAGCACCAGCCAGGTCACGGTCACCAACAACGATCCATCGCGAGCTGCGGTGTTCAACGTCTTCGACGCTGCGACCGGCACGCAGATTGTGTGGAGCTACACGCAACCGCCGAATTCCTCCGCAACCATTGCCATTCCAACGGTCGATAACAACAGCAATCCGATCAATTGGCAGGTTGGAACGGTTACGACCAAAAACGGCCAGCAGGTGCAAACGATCGTGAGTCCGCCGTGGCAGGTGACGATGCAATGAGGAGGTTCTACTCACTTGCGTTTTTCATCGTTCTGTTCTGCAGCAGAGCCGGCCTGGCGCAGATTGCTCATGTGGCCGGCGGCTGTTCCGTAAAGGGAACAACCGCAACCATCAGCAGTGGATCGTTTACGTTCGCATGCACGCCCAGCGCCGCTAACCACGCTATCGTTTTTGAAGTGACCTGCTCGGCGACTACAGCGCCGACTGCGGTCTCTCTTAGCGCAAGCGGATGGACGATCACCGCGATCAGCGGACTGCAAGGCAGCACGACGGCTGGATGGGTCGGATCATTTGCAGCGATCGCGCCGAGTACTAGTGCCGCGACGTTCACCGCAACTTTCACGGGTGGTGGAACCTGCGGAGGTAGTCCCTACGGCGACTGGAAAGCCGATGAGTTTTCGGGAAACGACACGACAGGGGGGACGACAACTTTCGATGCGCACAATCAATCCACCGGAACGGGAAGCTGCTCGGGAACCGTAACGCCAGTGAACAACAACGATGCGGTGTGGGGCGTCTGCGAAGATTCGACGACGGCCGTGGGTAGCGGCTACACGCAAGGACAGAACGACGGCGGTGGCGACTGGACCGAATACAAAATCCTAAGCGGCGGCTCCGGTGTTGCACAAACAGTAAACTTCACCGGCAGCGGCGCTTACAACGTGCTCGCTGTGACCATCAAGCCGGCGGGAGGCGCCGCAGCGCCATCCGGCTTTAACAAACGGCAAAAGATTGAGAAGTTCGAATAGAGCCATGAAGAAACTCGCCTTTATTGTGCTGTCTTTGTGCGCAGCTTCCGCCGCGCAGAACTACACCGCGATCAGCGCATCGAACATCGCGGACCTAAACGGGAATAAGCTTGCTGCCGGCACGATCTGTTTCACTGCCACCGATCAGTACGACAGCCCCATCAACTTCATGGTTGGCGGCGGCGGCACTATTCTGAAGCGTCCGTTCTGCTTCAACATCTCGAATGGCGGGATTACCAGCGCTATCGGCGGCGGAGCGCTGCAAGTGCCAAATCCGCAGAACACTTCGCCGACAGGCGTGCTCTATCGCATCCAGGCCCGTGATGCGCTCACCAATCAGCTCGTGATCGATTACCGCAAAGTTGGAATCAGCGGCACGAGTTTCAATTTGGATTCGTATGCGCCCACCGGTGTTGCGCTGATTCCAGTGAGCGGCGGCACCGTGAATGGACCGCTCACGGTGAACGGCAATCTTAGTGTCTCCGGTTCGCTCACAGGCACGTTCACTCTCGCGACTTCTACTTATGCTGGACTTGCTTCATCTGCGAACCTCGGCTCGATCGAATTTGTATCGGATCGCAAACGTGGCGTGTTTACGCAGAATTTCCTGCAGACGCGCTGGACCGCCATCTCGCCCTGGCTCAACTTGGATCATTGGGCAAAGGGTGATGCAGTGTTTCTGCCGAGCGCCTGCACGTTCACGAGCGGCAGTTACACGATCTCATGCACCGGAGCCAGTTTCGCCGCGGGCGACGTAGGAAAACTCGTCGTCCTGTACGGCGCGCGCTTAAACGGATCAGGAGCGACGGCGACAACGACGCTGTCTGGCGGCGCAATTACTACGCCCACCGTGACTGCCGGCGGCAGCGGCTATCTAACTGCGCCCAGCGTCTCTGTTAGCGGACTGACCTGCACGTACAATCCTGAATTGAAAGCAGTGCTCGCTGCCGGCAGCTATCAAACCGGAAGCGCTGTCGCTTCACTCACGGTCGTATATGCAGGATCTGGCTGCACTGGAACGCCGTCGATCGGCATTACGTCCGGTCCTAATCTGGCTCTGGCCGACACGATTGCGAGCGTCACGAATTCGACGACTATCGTCCTCACTACAAACGTTGCGCCTTCCGTAAATGGAACTAGCCAGTCAATCCTTTATGGCAGCGACGACACCGCGAATCTGAATTCTGCGCTGGCCGCACTCGCTCCCAATGGGGACGAGGGGTTGAATCCGATCGCAGTATCTTGTAACCGGCTCTACATGACCTCAGGCACTGTGAGCATTGTGAATAAGAGCCTGAACCTCGTATCGCCTGGTCCTGGAAATCTCAGCTCTACCGGAGGCATAGCTCCCGCATTGCAGGGCTGCGGAATCTATCTCGTGAATCAGAGCTACACGACTCCGACTGATGCGCTCTATATTGCCGGATCGCAGTTCTCGAGCATCCGCGGTGTGCATGTTTACAGCGTCTCCGGCAACAAGCAGCGCGCTGCAATTCGACTGCAGCAACCAGGTGGAGGAACCACCAACCACAACAATCAGTACAACCGCTTCGAAGATGATCTGATCGGACCTTGGTACACAGGAGGCGCGAACAGCGGCGATCCCGAAGCCAACGCGTGCTTCACTGGCTCATTCATTCCAAATCAGTGTGCGCAGTTCCAATGGGGATTCATGCTCGACTCGCCCGCTGGATATCCAACCACGGGGGGCGCAAACAATGACCAGATGCTCTTCTCGAATGATCTGGTCGAAGGCGCGGACATCGGCTTCTACGCATTCTCGAATCAATCAGCCGAACTCACGCTCGATCGCTTCATGTGCTACGGCTGCGATCGCGGCATCCAGACTGAATCAAATCTCTCCTGTCGGGAGTGCGATATCTCCGCCAGCGCGACTGCGGATATTGTGATTGGCGATCCGAATTACAGCGGAACCAACGGGCTGCTGCGCCTCGATCTGCTCAACTTCACCAGCGAAGGAAGCCATCAGTTCCTAATTGGAGCTGCGAACAACTCAGTGAATAACATTCCGATCTACCTGCATGGATCGGTGAGCTGGCAGGTAGGTCCTTCAACCATCAAAAGTGGAAAGATCATCGATTTCAGTCCGCTGAGCGGCGGCGGAAATGTCTCTGTTGAAACCGACAATGGATTGACTTTGCTCGGCATCATGCCGGCAGGCACTGCGCCCATCAACTACACCTGGTACTCAGGTCCTGGATACGCGCAAGGGCCGAATTACGTGCAGTCGGTCACCAACGTCGCTTTCAACGTCGCCGATCCGCCGCTGAATAAGTGGAGTAATCTCCAACTCACATATCCGGATTTTCGCCAGTCGCAGATCTTCAAGCGCGATTGGTTGGTTGGCACCGCGCGCTGCCATACCGACATGATCTACTACGGCGGATCGCCGGATAGCATTGAGTGCAACAACACTACGACGCTTGGAAAGCAGCGAATCGTCGGACAATTACTGCTCAGTCAGATTGGCCCCGTTACAGGTCAGACGTGCACAAAACTTTCCGGATCGGGAACCACGACCTATTTCTACAAGATCGCTGGCGTTGTGGCCGGAGCTTCTGCCGTGGCCTCTGCAGAGACGAGTTGCGCGTCACAAGCTGCGTCGTTATCCTCCTCCGCGACGAACCAGGTGTGCTTCGTGCCGCTTGCTGGAGCGCAGCAATACGGCATCTACGAATCCACTAGTACCGGCACTGAGAAGCTGCTCGCCACAGTGAACCAGGATCAGTTAATTCCCGGCACGAGTAATTTGCTGTGCTACAACGACGCTGCCGGAGGAGCCGTGGGCGCGAACCCGCCGACAGTCGATTCAACTGGAGGTGTGAATATTCCTGGCCCGGCAACCTTCGGCCAGACCGTCAGTCCGCCATCGCTCAACATTAATGGCGATGGTGTGATGACGAAGAATCCGCGCATTCCCTGGACTGCTTATTTAAGCCAGACATCGAACGCTACGGGCGTCACGTTCGCGCAGTGGACTAACTCCACGCCGATGGTGCTCAGGGGAATGGTCGAGATCAATCTGGGAGCGCCAGCGGGTTGCACGTCTCCGATTTCGTTTTGGATTCACGACGTGGCGCAAAGCACCGACAGCAACACGGTGACAGTGTCGAATGGAGCGGGAAATAGCACGAGCCTGAGCGGTCAAAACTTCCAGGTCAACGCGGGCGATACGCTGCAAATGCGCTACACCGCGACGGGTTGCACAACGTCTCTTTTCAACGCGAATCTGACCGCCGAATTTGAGCCTCAGTAG